CGCAGACGATGCGTACGAAGGGTACTTACGCGATCCAGACCAAGGGCAAGAACTTCAATCCAAACCCGGGTAAGAGTAAACCGTGAACTACGCTACTCTCGTAAAAACTATTTCGGCTTACGCTGAAAATGACTTTCCTGACACGCAGGGATCGGGTGATCTTACCTCTACGGAACAGCTTGATACATTTATCCAGCAGGCGGAGCAGAGGGTTTATAATAATATCCAGCTTCTTGACCTACGAAAGAATGTAACTGGCACGACCACAGCTAGTAATAAGTACCTTACCGTCCCCTCCGATTGGCTGGCTAACTTCTCGTTGGCCTGTGTTAATCCAAGCACGGGGGAATATTCTTTCTTACTAAACAAGGATGTAAATTTCATCCGTGAAGCTTTTCCGTTTCCAGCAACTACCGGTGCGCCTACGCATTACGCGATGTTTGACCAGAACTCCTACCTTCTAGGTCCGACCCCCGATGCTGCTTACACGATGGAGCTTCATTATTTTTACTATCCCGATACCATCGTTACAGCTTCGACGACTTGGCTTGGGGATAACTTTGATAGCGTTCTTCTCTATGGGTCTCTTCTTGAAGCTGCGACCTTCATGAAAAGCGAAGCTGATGTTCTGGCGCAATACCAAAGGCAGTTTGATTCCGCCATGCTTATGCTGAAGAGCTTTGCTGAAGGTAAGAATAGACAGGACATGTATAGGACCGAGCAGGTCCGGTATCCAGTGAGGTAGGCAGATGGCTATTACTCAAGTTATGACTTCTTCGTTCAAGGCGCAGGTACTGCTGTCTGTCCACGATTTTCGTCCGTCCGCACAGTCGGGAGCAAGCATTTTCAAGGTAGCTCTGTATACTTCTACGGCATCACTGGACGCAGACACTACGGCGTATACAGCTACTAATGAAGTAACAGGTACCGGGTATGTCGCTGGCGGCGTTGCTCTTACTAACCTAGGTGTCACCACTTCCTCGCTGACTTCCTCTACCGGGGTCGGCTGGCTTAATTTCTCCGACGCTACTTGGGGTTCTTCAACTATTACTGCGCGGGGCGCACTGATTTATAATTCTACGCCCAAGGCGAACAATAACTCCGATGCTGTCCTTACCAACCCCTCTGTCGCGGTCTTGGACTTTGGCTCGGATAAAAGTTCTACCGGCGGCTCTTTTACCATTATCTTCCCCACACCGGACTACACCAATGCGATTCTTAGGATCGCCTAAAGGAGTTACTATGTTCGCAGGTAAAAAGACTTACATCACTGCCGCCCTTGCCGTTATCGCGGCCATTGGGGCGTACCTGACCGGCGATGCCACTGTGGCCCAGACCGGCCAGTTGGTATTTTCGGCCTTGCTGGCAGCGTTTATACGAGATGGCATCAAGAGCTAATGCTGGCTTTCCTTGCCCCGTTCTTTCAGCTTCTCAGCGGCCTTATGGGCTATTTCCGGGATAAAAAGCTGACAGACGGGGCGGTGGCCGAAGCCACGGTTCAATCATTACGGACGCAATTGCATGACATTCAGAAGGCAAATCACGCTAGGGACGCTGTTCGCGCTGCTATTGCCGCTGATCCAAGCTTGCTCCGCGCCCCAGACCACAATAGCCGTGACTGACTTTTGTGCCATTGCGAAGATCATCCAGTTTTCCCGGCTGAACGACACGCTGGAGACTATTGCCGCCGTGAAAGAGCATAACGCGGTCTATGAAACCCTTTGCACAAAATAGCCATGCAGTTAACCCAGCACTTCACCCTTGAGGAGCTTACCAAGTCTCAAACCGGGGAACGGCGGGGTATCAACAACGTGCCCGGTGCCGCCGAGCTGGACTGTCTCAAAGAGCTATGTGAACGGGTACTAGAGCCTATTCGGGAACACTACGGGCCGGTCTTTATCAACTCAGGCTATCGGGGGCGGGCGCTGAATAAGGCAGTTGGGGGTGCGTCTGCTTCCCAGCACTGCATGGGTCAGGCGGCGGATATTGAGGTGCCCGGGGTGGCTAACGGGGACTTGGCGACTTGGATTGCCGACAACCTAGACTTCGATCAGGTCATCCTAGAGTGCTACCGCAAGGGGCAGCCCAACAGCGGGTGGGTCCACGCCAGCTACAAAGTCTACGGTAACCGCAAAATAACACTAACCGCTACCGTCGTAGACGGCAAAATGATATACACTCCGGGCCTTAACACTTAACCAGAAGAAACTTAATATGAGACTGCAAAAGGACATGCAGGGATACCTCTTAATTGACCACCGGGCCTCCCCCGGCATCAGCGAGAAAGACTGCGTCCGCCTACGTAAACTGGGGCATTTGGTTCCATTTGTGCCGGAAGGCACTAAGTTAGAACTGGGTACTCGTTCTTGCGCACATTGTGGTACTGTGGTAGTCATGAACCCAGACCGCACTCGTGCCCGGGGGCACTGCTTTAAGTGCAACAAGTATATGTGTGATCCCTGTATGGCTATTGGAGATTGTCGTCCTATTCAGGCCCTTGCTGATGCTGTGGTGGGCAGCGATAAGCCAGTTGACCCGTTTTCCCCCCTTATTTTTAGGAGTTAATTATGGCTAAACGCTCATTTGCGAATAATAACTGGACCACTGGCACCGGCACCGCCGACAACGCTCAGGTTACTTCTGGTTCATACCAGTCTCTGGCTATCGCGGCTTCCCAGATCGCGCAAATTCAAGAAGTTTATATCGGTGGTTTGGCCTCTGCTTCTGCGGTGCAGAATATGCAGGTTCGCCGCACGGCTACTGCGGGCACTGGTGGTGCCAGTGCTCTGGCTTCGCCCAACTCTGACGGCCCCATGAATACCTTCGCGGCTGCAATTACCACAATTCCTACTGCTGCGGTTGCCTACGTTACCAACCAGCCCATCCCGTCCAATGCTACAACCTTTGCGCGTCTTAACCTTGCGATGAATAGCTTCGGCGGCATCGTTCGTTGGGTTGCCGCCCCGGGCGAAGAATGGTGGATTATTGGCGCTGGCGCAAATCAGGACACTACCCTGTCGAATAATACAGGTTCTGGTTCCAGCACGGTATCGAGCCATATCATCTACGAAATGTTCTAGGGTCTGGTTTCGTGGGGTTGTTCTATGCCACTACAGCAGAACGGCCTAACCGGGCTTAACCCTACTATAATACTGGCTGCTGCCCAGCGGCTTGGTGTTCAGGTTCGTAGGATACATCGTCATATAAGTTCTCCTGTCGTGCCTGTTTTTTATGGTTTGGCGGGGGAACTGGTTATTTTTTTATGGCCCTTCCCTATTGGGCCCCCGACTTGGGGCTGTAGATGACCCCATTCAGTACAACGGGTTGGGGGACCCTTGCATGGGGTGAAAGTTCTTGGGGCGGTATAGGCCCCAATGCCCAGTACGATTGGCCGAACCCCCGTGGACCTCTACAGCCCACCCAGACCCAGCCCTTAGGGACTCGGCTAGGCGCACCGGGACTGAAGCCTCCGTTCTTTGAGTCGAACTGGCCGAACCCCCGTGGACCTCTACAGCCCACCCAGACTCAGTTATTAGGGACCAGCCTCCTAGAGGCACCGGGGTTGAAGCCTCCGTTCTTTGAGTTGAACTGGCCGAACCCCCGTGGGCCTATACAGCCTATCCAGACTCAGCTTCTGGGTGTTCGCAATATACTTATCGGACAAGACGTTCTTCCGTTTAACCAGAAGGACTGGCCGAACCCCCGTGGACCTATACAGCCTATCCAGACTCAGCCCTTAGGGACTGATATTGAAAAACCCGGACTGAAGCCTCCGTTCTTTGAGTTGAACTGGCCGAACCCCCGTGGACCTATACAGCCTATCCAGACTCAACCTCTCGGGGAGCCTACCGTATTTCTAATATCTGTTGGTGTTTCCGTCACTGGTGTGGCAGGATATGGGTATGTTGGGCCAGTACTAGTGTGGGGTGTTATAGACGAGAATCAAACCCCTGCGTGGGCACCCATTACAGATACTCAGACACCTATATGGGCTCCAGTGGATGACAGCGAAACCACTGTTTGGACCGACATACCGACCTAGGAGATAAATATGCCTACTACCTACTCACCAGACCTCGGCCTAGCCTTGATGGCTACAGGTGAAAATGCCGCTACGTGGGGTACTATTACAAACACCAATTTATCCCCACTGCTTGAGACGTCCATTGTTGGCGTCTCCACTGTTTCTTACGCTTCGGATGCTGACAAGACCCTGACTATTACCAACGGCACGACAGACACCGGGCGGTACTTTGTTCTTGCTTGCACCTCTGTCGGTTCTCTTACTGCTACCCGCAAACTTATTGTTCCGCTGGTCAACAAGACCTACGTAGTAGTTAACAACACCGCAGGCGGGCAGTCGCTCAACGTTATTGGCGCTACTGGTACTGGTACTCTAGTAGTCAACGGAACCTCCGCGTTTATCTACGGCGACGGCACCAACTATAATCAGGCTATTACTGGGTTTAATACGCTTAAAACTAGTGGTCTTCTGACGGCTGCTGCTGGCGTTAGCTCCACCCTAACTACCGATGCCACGTCCACGACCACCGGCTCGATCATCACGGCGGGCGGTATATCCACGCAGAAAGCCCTGTTTGTGGGGACGACGGCTAATGTGGCTGGCACCCTGACCGGCGCAGCGGCTAATTTTACCAGCATCGGCGCGACTACTCCCGGCACGGGCGCGTTTACGACTGCCACAGCGTCAGGCAACGTCACCATTGGCGGCACAAACAATGTAGCAACTGGCACAATCGGTA